TTTGAGTTCGAGAGGGGGATGGGAGGTACTTTGTCTGTGCCTGTTGGAAGGGTCGGCGGGTCTGAGGACCGCGCTGAAGCCTTCTACGACAGCATTGGAATCCCGGATAAAGCTAGGGCGGGTCTGCATGCGGCCATGGAGGATGGGCATGAGATCCCGGAGGATGCGGAGGAGGCCTCGTGGTGCCGTCTCGGTACTGCCAAGCAGAAAGGGAAGTTGCGTGTCGTGACAATGCAGACATCGATCATGAAGGACGTTCTTCGTCCTGTCCATGAATCTGCCTACAACCGACTCTCTTGCCGTCCTTGGTTGGTACGAGGCGATGTGACTAAAAGTCACTTCGAGTCCCTTCGCCGCGGTCTTCATCCTGGCTTTGACCTGATCTCAGGCGATTACGAAGCGTCGACAGATAATTTGCACAAGGACGCTGTCCTTGCCGTTGTCGAGACGCTCGCCGAAGATCTCCCCCCTCGAGAGGCGGAGTTGTTTGTTCGCAGCTTTCGAGACTGCTGCGTGAACATTGAGGGAAGGATAGCCTTCCCCGTTGTAAGAGGGAGTATGATGGGTAACCTCGGGTCGTTCGTTGTTTTGTGCATCCTTAACCGGATCTGCTTCGAACGTGCCCTCAATCTTGCTGGTTACCCTGCCGATCACCCTTCTCTTCTCAACGGGGACGATATTCTCTACCCAGGTGAGAGTGGTCTTTACTACTCCTGGCTTCACAGCACTAGTGAAGTCGGGTTCGTTATCAATCGTAGTAAAACCATGAGGTCCAAGAAGTACGGAGATCTCAATTCCCAGACCTATCGGTACGATAGGTCGAGGAAGGTTCTCAAGCTTTGCTTCGGATTCCTCGGCTCTGACGCCTGGAAGGAGCCTGTCGGTTCCCTCGCAACCCCGTTATTCGAGCTTTGCAGTCAGCTCAAGTTTTCGACCGCGACTTGGCTACTTGTAGCTTTTCCGGTTCGCCGACTGCTAGCCCGAGTACTCCCCCCTCTCTCCTCAATACCTAGTCGCTGGTGGAATTTTCTCGTCAAGAAAGGTTGGTTCCGGGGTCTGCTTGATCGTGCGGACCCCGAGCCAGTCAAAACTGGAGTTGAGAGAAAAGTTCCGTTTGTATTAGGTCCTCCTATCCATTCGACTCCCTATCTGGAGTCTAGGATTAGGGAGGCCAGCGACCGGTATGTAAACCACCTTGTGAACGAGTGGCGTGGCGTTGCTGTACGCCCGATAAAACAGAAAATTACTCACCAGACCTTTTCAAAGGTCAGGTCCAAGTTTTACATGACGAGGGCGATATCGTGCTGGAAGAGACTGTGGGTTGCACCCGTCTTGGAGGCAGTTTATAACTGCTGTCCCGAAATCCTGATTTCGGGGACTCCCAAGTGGGTGATCGATCAACCTGGTCTTGAGTCAGAATATCGTCTCGTGCGCCGCCCTGTTCGCTTTCCTTT